CCATTGGTAGTAAGTGTAGTCGCTTTATATGGCGCATTTTCTTCTGCCAGCTGTTGCATTTTAGCAATTAAATCAGCAGAAATTTGAGACTGCAAAGCCTTGTAATTGCCGAATGTCGCTTGTTCTGCCGTTGCATCATCAAAGCTAACAACTTGCTCTAAAACACGTGCTGATAAGATTAATTCTGGCGAGTATCCATCGTCAACAATCTTAACTGTATCGCCTATTTTAGCTCCTGTCCTGCCCTCAACATCATAATTGATAGCTGGAACGCTAATTTCTTCTAATTTTGCTACGCTCCTGTTGAAAAGGTCTAATTGAGAAACTTTGTCATAACTGTAATCATATACAACATATCCACCAGTGCTTCTATTACCGAATCGTGCATTAGATTGAGGTGCTAATATATGCTGACTGCCTTTTTTGTGTGATAATACTACATTTCCTTCGTCATCAAGGTTCTGCCAGTCTGGCATACTGCTAATATCAGTAACTTTTCCGTTATCATCTTTTGATATTGGTTTGATAGCAGTATAGAGATTGTCAATATTAGTTGAGCGCTTGACCGTCTTGATATTTTTTCCATACCTCAACTCAATATCATCACGAACTTCTCCAATTTGCTTCTTGATGTGGACTAGACGTTTTTTGATAGTAAAATCTGAGTTAAGAATAACTTCATAATCAAGCTCTGCATTGTCAAACTGTGTTGCAACCGACTGTAAGAAAGCTCTATGGCTCATCTCACTATCCCATGACAGTTTGCGAGTCAAGTTTGAAATTTCATTGATGCCAATTTCATAACCAGTGTCATTCATGATGCGATTGAAGTACCAATCAAAAGGACGTGCTATATCAGCAGAAAAAGGTTGCGTATTTTCTTGGTTTAGGTCAAGATTATTGCTTAAAGTTGAGATAGACATCATCTTGTCTTGCTCAGCTTCTTGTATATCGTTGATATACATTAATCTATCTCTTGCATCATACTTGAAAGCAATCCAATACCCAACTTGAAATTTATCGCTGTCGACATGAATTTTAGAAGTTTCAAAGTCAAAAAAATCAGCCGAACCAGTTGAAAACCGATGCATTTTAGACTTTTGAAAGTGAATGGTGTCTGGCAATTCATTATCCATGACAGCAACTGGGATATAGTTTTCATCTAAAATATGGAATTGCATTATAAATTAGCCTCCGTAAATTCGATTTGATAAGTTGGCGGTGCCGTACACCAATCTGAGCATTGAAAATATATCGTTGTCTCTCCTGGCGGAATTGTAAACAGGTTAGACCCGTCTACTTTTTCAGCCAATTTTGGTAAGTCATCGACATAGACTTTACTATCAGCACCAGTCATCTTTACTTTTGAACCATTTGGGAAACGGTTTTTAATATCTCGATTGTAGGTAGCATTGTCGTTGATAAGCCTTAAAGCACGAAAATCAAAATAATTCATCAAGGGCTTGTTATCCAATGTGTATAAATTAATGTACATCTTTGCGACTTTTTTATCAGCTAAATAAGGAACTGTTATTTTTGGATACCCTCCGAACCAGAAGAAAGTTATATCTGCACCACGCTTGCGCATATCGCAATGTCCACGTGGCAAATTAAATGGGTTTTCGCTATCAAGGTGGCTTGTCTTGAAACTGCCAGATTTAAAAGTTTTGATAGTAGTTTCGCTATCTCTATACCGCATATAGTAATTACCAGTGTTTCCTTTTGTATCTGATTTTGACAAATGAAAACCACAGATAAATTCGTTGTCCTCAGTTGCAAAATGGACTTGAGTTTGCCCTACCTGCCCGAGAGCACCAGCCCAAAATACTTCGTTAAAATACGTGTAAGCATTGACGCTACCAATGTTGCCTACTCCGTCAGGCGGGAAATCGTAAACATAACTTGCGCCGTGCCAGTGACCGTTGTTGGTTCCTACATCCGATAAGTGAAGAAATGTCTTTCCGCCAATTGTTCGATTGGTTGCTGTTCCTGAATTTGAAACTACTGAGTTCTCAATATTCGTTCCTGTATAGCGTGTAAATTTAGATAAAATATCTGTCGTATTAAATAACGTAGTTGCGCTCACATAGTCCTCTGTGTCGTCCTCTTCTTTATTCCCTAACTCAGTCACACCATAATCAGTATACATGCCAATGTAGCCATTTTCAGCGTTCATGGTAGCTGTCATCGTGATTGGTACGTCTACATTACCTTCATTTGTAACTGTGACGCTGTATCGTCCGTCTGTTCCTTGTGTGGCAATATATGGACCTTTAGGATTTTCAGAATAACAAATTGGGTCAGCGCAATAAATTTCAAATGATGATATGAAAGTCAAAGCACCCTCAGGTGGATTGGAAATCTCGCTCAACGTACCTTTGTAATACCTATTAATATCGTCATTAAATTTGACAATCAAAACGCCGGACAACATACTTTTCAAAGTCGTAAATTTAGCAATTAAATCACTAGCCGATGATGTTGTTAGTTTAAAATTAATCGTCAAATATCGACTTTCCAACCGCTTGCCAAGGAAAACCTCTCCTATTCCGCTGCTACCCGCATTTTCTGATGTAATATCGTAAGAAAGCGAATCACGACCAGAAACAGTTACTGTTGTAAAGCCATCTATTGCATTGTCTAAAAAAACGCCATTGATATTCACCGCCTCGTCAGGCAAGCGGATAGTCATATCAGGCATTTCGTTCGTGTCTATAAACTCATATAAATTTGCCATTTTATTTCCCCTCTACCAAATTTTTACGTTGTGCATTTTTTTGATTAGCTTCATCAACATATTTTGCTGTGCCATAACCTACTTTTTGACCATCAAGATTGCTAACAACTTCTGTATAGACTTCAATTTTTGAATTATAATCATAGTTTCCATTGAATTGACTATTTGATGATGACGAGTAAGCCAAAGCCATGTCATTCATTTGTGGTATGTTGATGTCAAAATTTGATAATTCAGTATTGATTTTATCAGCACCAGTCGCAATCAAATCAGTTAAATCATAGACTGTAGATTTAACTGTGTTAAATTCTGATTTTAGACCCTTATTCAAACCGTAGATAATTACCTTACCATTACCGATTAGCAATCGTTTATCGTAAGAGATAGGTCCTTTATGGTCCTTTATCCAGTCGCCAATACCACCGATGAAATTTTTGCCAGCCTCCCAAGAAGATTTCAAACCTCCTACAAAACCGTCAATGATTGCTCTTCCAGCTCCGGCTAAATCTATTCCCGTAGCACTCCTGACTATGTCGTTACCCATGCCTAATATAGCTGATATAACTTTACCAATCATAGAGTTGATACCACTTAGCAAGCTAGATATTATATTGACACCAGCTGACAATATTTTCGGCAAGTTACTTATTATGCCAGAAACCATACTACCAAGCAATTGAACACCTAACGCTAAAATATCTGGTAGCTTAGAAATAATCATCGCTATAAAACTTCCCATTAGTGACAGTGCTGTGCTAATGAGTGACGGTAAGTTATTCAACAATCCCTTTACAAGAGAACTAACTATCTCCATACCTTTAGAAATGTAAGTAGGATAGTTTTTGATGATAACATCTATAAAACTACTTACTGCTTGGATTGCAGCATTCCCGATAGCTGGCAAATTTGCGATTATTCCGCTGACTAAATTCAAAATCAAATTTTTACCAGCTTCAAGGAATACTGGGATGTTCGTCATGAGGAAAACCGCAAAGTCAGAAATCAACTGTCCAATAGTAGTGATGAAGCTAGGGATAGCCTGTAATATGCCGTTAGCTATGTTTGTTACAATCTCGACACCATTAGCTAAGAAACTGGGTAAATTGGTGGTTATCCAATTCGATACATTATTAAACATCGTCTGAAAAGATAACATTATCTGAGCAGTCGCATCACCACCTCCGAATACTTGCTTCAATACATTTGAAACGCCTTTCTCTAAAGTTGCAAATGCTGACGGCAATAGCGGGATTAGCTGCTTGACTGCGCTAACTATTCCATTAAAAAGTTTAGGCGCTAATTCCATCGCCATTTTACCAGCAACCTTAGCAAACTGCATACCAGACGATATGACATCATCAATGTTTTCGCCAGTTGCCATAAAATTTTTCAAAGCAGACTTTGCCGTTCCAAGCGAACCTGCTAAAGTATCATTTTCTTTTGCATAGTTACCAGCATATTTTGCTGTTTTTTCCATAAACATCTGCATTGCAAGACCAATCTTTTCTTGACTTGTCATTTCTTGTGTGCTTTTGTTGATACCTTTAGAAACCGCATAAGCACCTATTGCAGTATCATTCATTGCTACACCGAGGTTGTCCATCCATTCCTCGGCAAATAAATACCCCTACTTTCGTAAGGGATTAGACTATATCATCATACTTGTTTGAATAACCAAGTAGTAGGGCGCTTCCAATGTCGTATCAATAGACATTGTACTCTCTTTCGAGATAGTCGTTGCACCTTCCTATTTCTAGGCTTGGCACAGGATTGTCCTCGTCTTTACGTTAGGAGTTTCCCTGTTAGCACTGCTTATTATGCAGCACACCGCTGATTAGCGTTCACCCTATTTAACCACGACAACGGACAGTTTATCGTGAAATTGCCTTTTGCAGCTCCTGCAACAGCTTCCATTGCATCTTCTTGTCGTATCCCCATTATTGAAGCAACGTCTGATGCCCTTTGCATAGCTGAACTAGACAAATCCATTGATTGTTTGACATCAAACCCAGCACCTTGAAACAAAGAACCCATTTTATTAGCTACGCTGAGATACTCACTTGTTGATAGACCCATATTTTTATAGGCACTTTTAGCAGTTTTCTGCAAACCGCTTGCATACTGTTCAAATACAGCTTCCGAGCCACCTAGATTTTGCTCTAAGTCTCCCGCAAGGTTCATTGATTTAACTAACATTGCGCCCCCAGCTGCTGCCGTTGCGGTTGCTCCTGCGAATGCCGTTGTAATACCGACTTTTACAGCCGTGCCTAATCCGCTAGATATTTTACTACCTAGCCCAGAAATACTAGATAGTATCCCTTTATTCATGCCGTCAACCGAACCGACAGCGCCTTTCATTGTCGATGAAAAGTTTTTATCAGTTGCACTCAGGACAGCTTCTACACTATAAGATTCTGCCATCATTTACCTCCTTTCTTTAGTAAATCGCCTAAACCAGAAAATTTAGGTTTAGTTTCTTCACTGTTTTTCGATTTATTCATAACATCGTTGACTGCTTTTTCATAATCAAAAAATTTATTGAATTTGTCAAAAACTGGTTTACTTTTCTTTCCAGTTTTTTTCTCTGCCTTAACATTGCGGTTTAGAAACGCTTGTAAATGAATGTACATCATCTTATCCACATTAGCCAAATCGTGAGCTTTAGCAAGCATTTCATAGTCTGCAATTGTCAATTTATCAACTTCTGAATGGTATCGAAAATTAAAGAACCTGAAACAGTTTAAAACAATTTCGTCATATACTTCCGAAAAGTCTTTATCTATTTCGTTTCTTGTTTTTCCTGAGCTTTTTCGATTGCTTCGATTGTTGCTAGTGTTGCTTTCTTGGTAGCATTTGCTTGCTTTAAACCCTCAATAACACCATCAAACACTTCATCGACATCTGTATCAGCGTTGTCAATGTAATCTTCAATCGCTTTTTTAGTCAGACGTGGATTTTGTCCTTTATTAGCTAATTCAAGTACATCGACCAGTGTTTCT